CGTTAACTACTGTTAGTGCAGCTGTTGTATCTGTAACAATGTTGTCCAAATTATCTAATGCTACAAAAATATCTGTAACATAAGGCGAATTTGTTTCCCCAGTTCCTGATCCTCCACCGTCATATTGATCCTCATAAAACTGAAAATTAGGATCCGTTATAGAGACAGGCCCATCAAAGCCTGTATTAACATCCCAATTTAAATCCGAAATATAACCCGTTGTTGATGTTTCCCAAAATATATCTAACAAAGACTCTGTAGGCCTTGTTTCATATACAGATAGGAAAGGTATCATTCCTTCTTCGGCTAACACACCTATCCCGTTTTTAGTAGAAATTCTAGCTATAATAGGATTTGTTTGTAATTGGTAAAAGTTTAATCCTGCACTACCTGAAACATTTTCTAGTGAATTTTCTAAGAAATTAAAATCGGTTGCATTAGCTATTGAAGTAGCTATATCAGCTTTGGTTGTTGGAAAATATTGTTGGTTGCTAGCACTTCTTATTGAAAACGTAACATAAGATCCTGCTGGTAATATTTTTAATATATTGTTTGCGGGCGTGAATTTTATTACTCCGGTGCCGGCTATTTCGTCAATGGTGTTTGAAACAATAACAGTGTTTGCGTACCACTTGTTCGGATTTGGCAATGGAGGCGTTCCTGGTATGTCATCAGATGCCTGAATGCATGAGATATTGTCACCAGGTTTTGCATTTAAATAAGCATCACTAGTTTGATCATCTATTGTATAAGTTATAGTATCTGTTAGTGAATCATAAAGAGGTTCATCACCAGTCAAGTATCCTTTAAATATAGATACATTTTGTACACGACCAAATAAAGAAACACTACTTCTGTATTGCTTTTGATCAGGCCCTACTTCGGACAAGTCTCTTGGTATTTTATTTATGTTGTCGTTTATCAATACAGCATGAGCTGTTCTATTATTTTCCCCAACCGGAAAACTCGTAGTATTAATGCCGTTCTCATTAGTTGCTAATGAAGCATTTGCTAATTTTATAGAAAGACTCAAAGTTCCACTCCACGCAGAATCCGGCGATATTACCAATGTATCAGTCGACGTTGCTTTAATGTAGGTTGATCCGGTTTGGTATAAATCATTAAGATCAACACCACCAAAGGAAATACTAAGATTATCTGTAACGTTAGCTCCTGTTATTGTGTATACAATATTATAGTAACTACCTGGCACTGCAGGTATATTTGCTAGCAAATTATTAGAAGACCCGGGAGCATGCGTATACCCCGTTGCAAAACTCGTCCCTGTCCAACCTCCTAGTAATGCATCTGCCGTAGTAGCTAATTCAACGCCGTCTGCATTGCTATAAGTAATTTGCGATCCATAAGTTTGAGACTCAGGGTAGCCATTTAACAGCCCGGGTAGGTACACGTTATAGTAATCCTGTTCTTGCTGTCTAACAACTACTTTATAAGAGTACCAGCCAATTTCGTTTATAGTATACGCAAATTTAATGTCTGGAACTAATGTAGAAAATGTTGGATCATACTCATACATATCGCTAACTTCACCATCTGTGATAACAATGTAGTTAGGATCACTAAAATTTACCTGAGTAATTTCTACATAGTCTTTGTATTTACCTCTTAAATATTGACCTACTTGTGGTATAACAGAATTAGCTGTCCAAGGCGCTCCGTATAAAGAAAATGTATATTCATTTCCGTTTATAGTGCTGGATCCAATAGCAAAGCCTAAAGGACTTGCTTCATTAGCATACAAACCAGATTGGCCTAAAACCATACTTTTGTTTGATAGCAATGGTGTATTAACTAAAACTGACAATGCATTCCCAAACCAATCTCTCACGCTCGGAAATAAAACATCATCTTTTGGAACAAATGGAGCATACACAGTAGACCCCCCAAATATTGTGTCACCACTATTAACAGTAGCTAGGTCTACACTAGACAGCACAACTGAAGATTGCCTTCCTACTTTGTCAGACAAAACAAATCCTACTTGATACGTTCTATTTTGTTTTAGAGTATGGTTGGGGTATTCAATAAAGTTTGTAAACGCATCAGATTTTGGTTTTACTGATGTGTTGTAATTTATTGGATTTTCATAGTAATACTTATCCCTGTAATTACCATATATTACGCGATTACTCGCTGATTCTTGAGCTCTTGCTCTAACAGGCACTCTATCATATACTCTTACTGTTTGGTCTTCTGTAAGGGTCTTATATGGCTTTTGAGATTGATATGGAAAGTTATATATGTTTGTGTTATTATTGGTTATATTAGAAACCTTAATTGTATCTAATACTTTAATAACAGCAGAATCAGATTCTTTATATAAAACATCAACCTCTGTTATTTTATAAGAAGATAACACGGAATTAATTTTATCTGGGAAAGGAATTAATAACTCTATGTTGTTAATATTATTTTCAACCCATCTAACTACTGTACTTCTATATGCGTCTGTTTCGTTGTTGTCAATAAAATAACCTTTTTGGTTAGGCACATAGGCTATCTGAGTAAAAGGGGCGACTATGGAATATTCTCCATCATCAAATTTATACCTGTAACTAAATCTAACATATTTATCTTGCAAAAAATCTGGGTCTCCAGGCCAATTTTCTACTTCAGATTTATCACTCATAGTAGATGCTAAAAAGAACACTTCTGAGTTGTTCTCTATAGTTCCATTTGGAAGGGCGTTGTATAAGGTTACAGTATTAGAAAGAATATCAATATCTGTTATTATAGCGAAGTCCTTACCATCCACAGAAGAAGAAACCAATTGCATTCCTTTAACCAACCCATCAACACTGTTTAGGTAGACAGTAGCACCAATATTATCTGCGGTTGCTAATTTGTTGATTTTACGGTGCATTGAAATAACTTCCACTGGAGCATACTTAGCTACAGATATTTGCCATTCGCTTGTGTAATAATTAGGATCATCCTTAGCAAACTTAACATTTATCTTTCTAGGTTGATTTCTATTATCTGTCCAGAACAACAAGTCTTCCAATAAATTTATACCGGTAATACTAAACTCTGGATTTGTAGCAAAATTTAAAAAGGAACCTTGTACTAATACATAGTGTGTTTGAGTGGTTACATCAAACATAGTGATCCTCATTGTAGCACTATACGGAGCCGGTATAATATTCAATGGATCTGGATCCGTATAATCCGTTAGAAATTGGTAAATTCTATTGTTTTGTTCATCCATGAAAACGCCAATGCATTTCATGTCTTCATTTGGCTCAATAGGATAACCGGCTGGTATACTGTTTCCAAGTATAGGTTGGCCTACCCCAACATCATTGCTTTCGGATTTACCTACTTGTATATTTAAAGCATCTTTATATTCGTTATTAGGAATAAGTCTATCATCTAGATCCTTATTCATTTTAGCCGCTAAAAATGTATTTTTAATTTCTGCCATTTAATTAATGTTTAATCCATTTAGATTGACCTCTTAATACCTGTGTAATTTCTTCTAATTTTATATTAGATAGTCTTATTTTTGCATTTCTAAGTTTAGCTCTTCTTTCTAGCTTCAATCTGTTTATTAAATATTCCGGTTGATTAGCTCGAGTAGATATAATAGCATGTAAAATATGCGCATACATAGCCTCCTCTGCTAATTTTGGTATTTTCATATCCATTTCATAAGCTAACCCGTCTGAAATGTACTCTACAACAACCACAAGATCAACTAAGTCACTAGAAAAAGATATTTTATTCTCTCTTTCGTTTATTGTAAATGTACCATTTATGTTTGCGTATTGTGGATCAATTCCATACCTTTCTCCATAATATCTACCGTAACCCCAATTGTAACCTCTCCATCCTTCGTTAAATCCAAAGGTGGAAGCTATATTCATAGTTCCTTTATTGGATTGCCATCTTTCTTCTGTTATGGAAGTTCCATCTATATTCTCGTCAAAGTTATCTTGGATTGGTATACCATAATTATCCTGTAAAGGTAAATCAGTAGGGTTAACAGTTAATCTAGTCGGATAAATCGGATGCTTTACTCCAGCTCTGTCAATCCATGAGATTTTAACATAATTAACATAATCTTGTGGTAATGGAACTGTTAAATTATGAGGGACAGTTATCTCTTGGGATTTTATACTTTTCAATGTATCATAACTAAATTCCTGCAGTCCGCGTTTGGCATGGAAAATAACATCTGTTCTCTTTACATCTCCAATTAGCTTACCTGTACCAACATAAGCAACCATGAAATTGTTTATAACATCTGTTAACTTAATATATGAGTAACTGCCATAGTTTTCTTCAACAGTGTCCCCATAAGCATCTCTATTGCCATAAGCACCGCCACTTACACTTTTAAGTTGACAAACAAGAACTTCTCCTTCTCCTATAGGTGTTTCAAGAGTAATTGTGTTATTATTTAACGAATATGGGTTTGTGTATTCCTCGTATGTTAATCCGTCAGCGCTATAGTAAAGTTTAAAGTTGTTTAAAGCGTAGTTCGGATCTGAAGGATCATAACTACCAAGCACCAAATCCGTGTTAAAAGTAAATGTAAACGAGGTATCGTCTACGCCTAATGTAGTTACTTGGAATCCTTGTGATCCGGCATAGTATTGTCTATTTGTTTCGGTGATTAAACCTCCGTTTGGAAATGCCATAATCTATTAACTTTTTTCATTAATTTTTTCTGATTGAACTTGCTGAGCGGCTACCTGTATAATTTGAGGATCTCTAATTATTACTCCAGAGTACATCAATATTTGGCTTATTAAATTTACTTGTTCTGTAGGATGCAATTCAAAGTTTACAGAGGAAGCGGCATCGTAAATATATTGTCCAGTGGTTGGTGACGCAGAGAAATTCCATACAGGATCCAAAGGTCTCCTAATATAAGTAGCTGATATATTGCTAGTTATGGATTGAGGATACACGTAAATTTTAAAATCTTTATATCTATACACCGGGTAGTATAATGTGGGTTCAGTCAGTTTTGAAAGATTCATTTCAATTAACTCATTAGCTTGAACATATTGAACCTCTTTTTCATCGTTGTATATTACCGTTCCTAATTTATAAAAACTGAAAGGAAATACTTGTACAACAATAGTTACACCGGCTACAGGTAGGGAACTTAAAAATAAGTTTGAACCTACAATAGACCATTGATCTGCACTTTGCACAATGCCATTAAAAGTTACACGGACTGATCCGCTGTCTAATGCCGATGCGTCAATGGACAATAAAGGATACTGCGTAACGTTGTCAATTGTTGTTATTACTTCAGACACAGAAGCGCTGCTTGTGTTTGGAATATTAAAATATGGACCAACGTAATCACATTCTCCTAATTCTTCAAATATAGCTATTTTCTCCTGCAGATTTTTAATTCTGTCAGAGTACTCAGTATCGTTATCGGGTATTCTTAATTGTTGATTAAGATCTTCAAAATAATTGTTAAAGATACTTAATTGTACCTGTGTAGCGGTTTTATTAAATTCATCAGGGGTCATATACCCTCTTTGTTCTTTGTTTAATATCAATAGAACTGTTTTGTATACTGTATCTATATTTACTGCCATGTGTGCTCTATTATAATATTAAGCGGTCACAATATGCAACCGCTTAGTATTAATTATTACGTATTATTACAATTTTTTCTCTATGGATCTGTAAATTTCCACACCTTCATCGGTCTTGAAAAATGCAGCCATTGCTGAGTATGGGTTTTCGTCAAAAGGAACTGTCATTAGTTTTCTATCGTTAGATCCCCAATGGAAAGTTCTTTGGTCTTGTGACAATCTAATTATACCGGCTTCAACAGCTTTGATAGCAAAATTGCGTAGTCCAACGTTTTCGTCGTTTGCTAAATCAATAAACAGTTTTGGATTTTTTCTAGCAAATAACATTAAATCACGCTTAAGTTCTTTTGATGTCATTTTGCTAACCTTTGAACCAAGTTCTACTCTTAAAATAGCTTCTGCTTGATCTATATCCATATCTCTTGCTGCAGCTAATGCTTCAAACTCAATTTCAATTTGCTCCAATTCATCAACAGCTTCTTTTTGCTTATCAAGTTCTTTGTAAATCCTATTTAAACAAGGATGGTATAATGATAATAATTTTTGTAAATTTTGTTTTTGCTTTGGAACAAATAGAACTCCATCTTTAAAAATGATATGCCCTAATGTAGCCTCTCCTTTTTGGTCTTTAACAAATGGCGAGTTTTGGTTTGTCGCATATCTTAGTTCTAGTTGTTCTCCAGTTTCTTTATCAAACCATAGTAACGGATGTGCTGCGGAATGTCTAGATTGCATCATATATGTTAATGGAGATTTTCCAACTATATAATAACTTCTATCTTTAATTTCCCAAGTATCCTCTTTGGTTTGTTTTTGTTTTGCAGGCGCTTTAAGTGCAGGCATATCAATATCTTGATCCATATCCTGTTCCATGTCCTGCTCCATTTCTAATACACTTAAATCTTCTTGATCTTTATTTACCGGGGTTTGCTTTTTGATCATTGGTCTTTTTTGAGTTGCCATAATATAATAAAATTTAATAAGTTAATTTTTTTTAAATGGTAAAAACTACCCCTGCTAATTCCACAGGGGTAATCTTTACTTGATTGTTATGGAGTAGGAGGAGTCTCTGTAGTTGTAAACAATACAAAGTTGTTAGCTCCTTGAACACATAAACATCTTTCTGATAAGAAGTGAACTTCCATTGCGTCAAGACTTGAAGTTTGAGCTCCACCAACTGATCCAGTGATCCAGTGCTTCATTCTTCTGTCATCGTGCTGAGAAGCGCGGTATCTTACGTGTAAGAACGGACGACGGATGTTAGTTCCTAAGATTTCATCGTAAACGGTTGAGGTACCAGCTGGAACCAATAAACCAGAGATAGAACTATTAGTTAACGCACCACGAGTAGAAGCATCATTCAAATATTTCCAATCTGTTTTATAGAAATCGTAAGATCCTCTTCTAAATCCAGAGAAGCCTAAATTCAAAGCCATTTTTTCTGAATTTTCGAATAATCCGTAAGATGTACCACCAGCTCCGTAAGAGTTTTGAGTAGACAACATGTCATCAATAAGCAATGATAACGTACGGTTGTTAAATAACATATTCTCTTCAATAGCTCCTTGAGTATCTAAGTTTTTCAAGATTGTATCAAAGTCTGTTAATTGACCAGAGAAGTTGGCAACGACGTTACCTCTTTCTTTTACAGCAGCAAATAAACCTTGAGTACCTTTTACTCCAGCAGCATAAGCAGCGCTAGCTGGATCAGCAAGTTCTCCTTCAACAACTGACATTTCTAAGTAATCTTCAAAACGTAAACGAGTTTCAGATTCTGCTTTTAAATACCAGAAATAACCATCAGCTCCTTCTTCTGTTGTGATTTCAACCCAACCAATTTGAGCTGTGTCTGATCCGTTAACTGCATATTTAGAACGGATGATAATTGGACTGTTATGGTATTGAGTAAAAGAAGGTTGGATACTAACTAAATCGTCATCAGTACTTCCTTTTGGAAATTCAGAACCATAAACAAAGATTTTCAAGTTTTCGGTATCCATAGATCCCCATCCAGAAGCATATGGTAAAGCTGTAATATCAGGATCTCCTGGTGTAGAAGCGGAAATATAAGCTTTAATCTCAAGACCAGCCTCATCGATAACGACAATGGTTTGCCCTGGAGATAAAACGTTAAATACATCTGGTCCTAATGGTAATGTTAAAACATTAGCCGTTCTTTCTACCCCAGTATAAGCAACATGCAAACGGTTTTGCTCTGACCAAATAACCTGATCTGAAGTCATTGGCATTTCAGCGCCAACCATTCTTAAGAAACCAGATAGAGTTCTGTTACCATAACGCTCTACTTCTTGTTCGTAGATTTCAGGCAAATATTGCTGAGCAAACGAAGAAAAGTTTTCGTTGTTAGGGTCTGTAAAGTTTAAATAATTTGTAAGTAATGTTTGTGGCTTTTGTGAAGGCACAATTGATCCGAAAAACGGATTAGGCGTAAATGTAGTTGCCATGTGTTTTTAGTTTTAAGTTATTTTTTTAATTTTTAGTTTGGTTGAATCAACACCGTTAATTGCTTTTATTTTCATTCCGTTAACAAATAAACTTTCCGGTGCGGTGGTACGAGGCTCATTGGCTATATTGTTAGATTTTGCCATCACTTCTTTTATCCCATCCGCTTTGCCTTGTTCATAAATTTGCTTCATGATAGTGTCGGAATTATCAGCAACATACATTGCTTTATGGTATCCTTTAACATCTGTAACCTCCCCATTTTCATTTAAGAACTTCTTAATTATGTTAGAGATATTAGATTGTTTTTCAACCACTGCATTTGGGTTTTGAACATTATACCTTAATGTTTTTTCTCCTAAATTAAATTCAAAACCTTTGAATTCGTTAGAGAATAGTTTTTGGGTATCTTCCTTAAACTTACTGTGCAACTGCTCTGAACGTTCTTGATCCTTTTTGTATCTGTTGAAAAACTCGTAAGCCTCTTGCTGGTCTTTATTGATTGATGGCTTCAACTTGATTTCATCGTAATATTTCAATTTAACCTCCTCAAAATAGCTTTGAGCTCTTGCAACTTCTTCTTTAAATGCTAATCTTTTTTTCCTAATGTCTCTTTCATCATCCAGCTCTTCATCGTAACTGAACTGTTCTTCCATTAAGAATTGTATTTCTTCGTCGTCTAAATGCGGACGTGCTTTTTTATAATATTCTTTTAGTAAAACTTCTCCTTTTACTTTTGAATAATCGGTGTTTAATCTAGCGTAATCCTCTATTGTACCACCGGTTTCTTTCATAAACGATACAAGTTTTTGAATGTTCTCTGGTAACGGCTCTCCGGTTTCCTTTGACTCATTTACAATTTCCTGTAATCGTTCTTCTTTAATATTTTCAGTGGATACCTCTACAACTTCGATTACTTCTTTTTCATTGTTTTCGGTAATGACTTCAGTGACTTCGTTTCCTTGGCCCATTTCTTGCAATCCCACTTCGGGCTTTTGGCCGCCCAACAAGCCTTCATCTGTGCTTTGCTCTTGAATGGCATTTGTATCTTTTTTATTTGTTAAATCTATTTTTGTAATAGTTTCTTTTTTATTCAACTTTTTTGGAGTTGCTTTTGTCGTTTTAATTTTGAAGTCTCCTTCTTGTCTTACTTCTTCCATGATATAATATTATAAAATTGTTAATGTATGCTTATATTTCTATTGATCCTAGTCCTAGTCCGTTCATAACGTCATTACCAGATGATTCAAAATCTTTAGGCATTGAATCATTTTTTCTTTGATCAATTAATTCACTTTGTTGAGTTCCTTGCATTTTTATTCTTTTATCTTTTCGGTCCTCTATCTCTGTGATTTTTTCTTTTTGCTGTTGCAAATTCATTTGAGCAAGCTGAAAACTATAATTGAATTCCTCTGCCATTAATTCTTTCTTAAGAGCGGTCTCAGCATGCATTCTTTGTATTTCAAGTTGAGACTTAATTTGTTCAATTTGAATTTGCGTTTGGGCCAATGCTTCTTGCTTTTGCACTTCAGCCATAGCTGACTTTTCGGCCAATTGAGCGTTTGCTTCTGCTTGCGCTTGTATGTTTTGCTGTTGTTGCTTTTGTTCTCTTTCAATCTTTTTCTTTCTTTTATATTTTAAAGATTGGTTAGCTAACTTAATATTTTTGATTTGTCGGATATCAATAGCATCTTCTAAATCAATACCTCCTGATTGCAAAGCAATTTGTATATTTTGTTCTAACTGAGCTTTTTCTTCTTCATCTGGCTCTAGCTCTAAATAAATACCAAAATCATGCAGATTTAAATTTTGTATTTCTTTTAATGTTTCTACATTAAATGTTGAAATACTCTGCATTAGCGAATTTGCTGTCAATGGGTAATTTAAAGATTCTGAAACCTTTAACGAGATATTCTCACACAACCTTAATGTTAAATACAAACTTGATTGCAAGATATGTCTTGTGGCTGTATTTGAATTTGCTGCTGCTAATTTTTGTAACCCAACTAAAGCATCTCTATCAGGAGTACTTGCGTCTCTAGCTTCATTCAATCCCGTGACATCACGTATCATTTGTAAATAATACTGGTAGGTAGCAATTAAGGATTGGATCTTTGCGTTGCCTGATGAGCTTTGCAACTCTTGTATAGGGACTTTACCGGCATTCAAACCTCCGTCTTGATTCATTGATCTACCTACAATACTTCCTGTTTGGAAATACATATTCAATGCCTCCGCTGGATTGTATTTTGTGCCATTGCCTAAATCAACTTCCATCAGCCCATCTGCATCGACGAATACTCCGTCAGGAACTATCCTAGACAATACTTGTTGTAGCTTTAAATGGGTTAATTGAATCATATCAGCAAAGCCAATACATCTGCTAACTAATGATTCGATTCTACCTCTGTACATTCTAGGAGCGCAGATAGCGTAACTCATTTCTACTTTAGTTGTGTCTGCATAAGGGCGAGTCATGCTTTCACTCATTTCCCACTTAAGCATTTTGTCACGACCCAGCACTTTTACACCAGTAAAAAGTACCTCTATTGATCTAGATACCCTTTTAAATGTATCGTTTTCTGGCGGATTAAAGCTATCGTCTTTTTCTATTGCTTTTTCTAATCCGTACTCTGTTTTCTTTATTTTAAATACTTGATCAAAATAAGTTTTGTATTCAAAATATAATACTTGTACATTACTAGAATCATAATTTTGAAAGTAGTACGGATTTCTATAGTTAGTATCACCTGGGAATTTTTCAATGTCTACAAGATCCTCTTGCGTTAATTCTGGGAATTGCTTTCTTAATTCTTCAAAGCTAACAGACTTTACTTCTCCAACATAATAAATATCTTCAAAGTTTGGATCCTCTGTATATGAGTACACTAAATTAGCAGGATCAACATATTCTAATTTTATACCTTCAGCTTTATTCCAATAGGTCTTAGCTGCTCCGATACCAATAGTTGTTAAATCATAATTGATTTTTCTATTTAACAACTCGTACTTATTACGGGCTAATGTATTGTTTATAACCTCTTCTTCGGCTTCTTCAACAGCCTCTTTATAGTTTAACTGCAATCTTAACGCCAACTCATCCGCATCTTCCGGTAAATTATCCGGATCCGGTGAATTAAAAAGATCAGCACCTAAATTGTTTTTAATATCCAACAAAAGATCCTTGGCCATCATATCTCTTAATATACCGGCTGCATAATCTGTTTTCTTTTTAACAGATACAGGATCTTGAGCGTATGCTTTTATTTCGTAATTTTTGCTAGATATACCGTTTACAACAATATCAACAAATTTTGATAATACTGGCACCGGCTTCCAATCTAAATTTAAATATGATAAATCACCATTAACAGCTAACTCGTCTTTATATTTTTGTACAGGTTGTTCTCCTCTTGCATATAATCTAAGTAAATGAAACTGATTCCAATTAGAACTCCACCTATCGGCTCCTAATCCACCATTTCTATTTCCTCTAAACCACTCATTCTCAATTGCATTTGCAACTTCCTTGCCATACTCTTTGCTTAACTTTACAGCATTAGGTACAACCTGGCTTGGGAATGAGCTATTATTATTTGTATAAATCATTTATCTTATTATTTGTGAAGTATAACCTGTGTTATCAAATTTTTTAAATCCTAACGAGATTGCTTGTTTTTGTGTTTGTACAGCCGGATAGTATAAATGTCTATTGCAAGCCATTATAGCTAAACCAGAACTAATTGTAGCATCATGCTTCGTTCTATTGTTTATATTGAATCTAGCCCAATCTTCTAAAGTTCTTTGAAAATACATATCACCATATCCAGTTTCTTTTAAACCTACATAATTTTCTATGTATGTCTCAATAGCTGCCGCGTGGGCCTGTATTATATCTTGAGAAGAGTTTGGTATACCTCCTACTTCTCTTTCAAATGGAGATAGCTTATTGTATAATTTGTCAGGCCTATTAATTGAAAATCCTCTATACCCTCTTTTCTTTAAATAATACAAAAGTCTAGGTTTATTGTTCTCAGCTAATATCGGCATTCCATAAAATACTAAAGCCATTAAAACCTCTTCAAAGAATATTTCTGATGTTTGAGGTCTGGCTATATATTCTAAAAAGAATCTATTAGGTGGTACATCCTCCATACTGAACTTAGTTAATCCCGAAAGAGAACCATTAGATGCTCTCGAATCAACTGTCCCTGATATATCGTAACTATCACATCCAAAAGCACCACAGTGCTCATTACCTGGATATTTCATACCATCTT